GCGTGGTTATCCTTTCGGATAGGCTCCCAGAGACCTTTCTCGGTCTTCCGTTCCGCCGTCACCTGATCCATGTATTCCGGGGGAGCGTCCTCAGCGATCTCCCACGGGGCGGCATCCCCTCGAACGTGAAGCGCAAGAATGTCTTTTACCATCGGGTTCGAGTACAAGAACAGCCGGAGCTTCCTTCGCCCCTGTTCGCGTGTCCCGATACCAGGGTCAACCATCGTATCCACCCACGCCCGGCGCGTCCCCCTTACATTATAGTATGGCGCTCGGTCTCCCTTGAAAGGTTTCCATTTGTACCCGGAGCCGACGCACGCCCTGTAAACGGCGGGCGCGTCATACCCTGAGTCAATGGCAACATCCTCGTCGCTAACCCTGAGCGACTCGGCTAAGCCTGCGATTTCGTCAAACGATCGGAATTTGCCGAACGCAATCAGTCGAGACGCGCCACCACGCGCCCACGCCCGACAGACATACCAAAAGTGATCCGCCTGCACGTCAACCGTTAGGAAGCGCCGTTGCTCAATATCCCAAGTGGTTTCCAATGCGAACGATCCTTTGCGTTCTCCAATCACCGACCAGTCACGTCGGCCTTTCTCCTCGTCTTTCCAGAACTCTGCCAGGCGCTTCATAATGAATTGCCGGAGCGGTTCGAGGTTCCCCTTTTTCGACTCGGCCTTCGCAGCGATCCATTCAAGGACTAAGCTACCCCAGTCAATCCACCACACTGCCAGCGCCGAATACGTCGGTGAGATATGGCCTTTGATGAAGTTGCCGCCCCGGCTTCGGTAGGATCCCCTGGATGCCATCGCCCGGCGGGCCGCTGTCGTGTTCTCTGTTCTGTGTTCACAGAGCGGGCAAACATGGTGAACGGTTTCGGTCGTTGCCTGGTAGTCAATGGATCCATCCTCGGCTGGAACCTCTGTGAATTTGATGTTCCCCCAGGCGTAGCGGTGCCACTCGCAGCATCCTTCGCAAGTCGTGCCCCAGTCGAATATCTCACCGGAGTTAAATTCGGCCCAAAGATCGGAGGATTGATCTCCGCCCTGACTACAAAGGACGGTGCATCTGTTCCATCGGTCATGGTGGCGCTTCTTCATTTCTCCGACCATCCCCGGTGCCCAGCGCCAAACTTCGTCCGCGTAACAGAATCGAAGCGACTTCTCTTGCAAGCTGCTCATGTTCGCCCCGGCAATAAAAAGCGGCATGTGCGGAAAGAGGATCGTTGTTTTCCTCTTCTTGTGGTGATTCGTCGGAAAGAGCCGGGCGACTGGCTTGCAATTCTCCAAGATAGGGAAAAGACGCGACTCACTCCACTCTGCGGCCTCGGCGTCTCCCTGTCCGACAACCATCATTCCCCCAGGGGAAACGGCGATAACGTAGGGAATCACGATTTCTAGGAACGTCGTTTTGCCGCCCCCTGTCGGCCCGACCATACAAATCTGAACAACGGCATCATCGCAAAAGGACAAAAAGGGGAAATTTAACCAGGGTGCTTGATTCCGGTCGAATTGCGTCGAGCGGGCCGAGTGCGGAAGTGAGACATTTTCTTCCAGCCATGCGAGAGGGTCGCCCTCGAACGGTCTCGATAATCCGCGAAGTAGCCCAATGGAAAGCGGGTTCATTTCGCCTCAATCCTTTCCCGGATCCGGTCAATCAATGTGCTGAACCGCGCCCGGAGTCGTTTACGGACTTCGGTCTCGCTCACCCCGGCGAGTTGCCCAGGTAAGTCCCCTTGTGCTGCGTCAAGCTCCGCCGAAAAGAGCGCTCCGACTGCGACCCCGGTTTCCTCAACTTCGGTTTTGGGAATAACCAATCCGAGTTCAACCTCGTACGCCAAGCGGGAGCGGCGAGCATCCCATATCGTTTTTTGAAGCTTTGCCGCTTCCAAGCTTTTCGGTGTTCCTTCGTCGCTTAGGTCGTCCGGGTTGATTTCTTTTACCTTTGTCCTGGTTCGCTGAAACTCGATGTATCGCTTCCCTGTCTCGAAAAGATCATACTTCCCCCGGCCTATTCTGACTGCGTGCCCTTCTGCCTGTAGTTGCCCCAGTCGTTGAATCGTTACCCCAAGAAAGTCCGCGAGGTCTTGCGAAGCGATGGGGATTTCCTTCCCTGTCTTCTTCCTGGGTGGCTGTTTCGGTGCAGGTGCATTAGCTGCCGCCTGTGCTTCTTGGTATTCCTTTAGGCGTCGCTCCTCTGATGCCGTTAGGATTTTCCCGGCCTTCAACTTGGCGAGCATGTTCGCCAGATTTGCCTTTTCGACTGGGGACGGGTCAGGCATTGGCTATTACTCGGCGGATCCATTCGCGATGGAACACGAATAGGTCTTCCGATTGGGTTAGGGTAAACTGCTCTAGCTTGTTGCAGGAACGGAGATTCGCTGACGATTCGACAACAAAGAACCGGCTGGGGAATTCGATACAGAGAATCTTTGAATGGTTCCGGGCGCTGCGAAGTTTTGCCCCATGCTGTGCCAGCTCCCCTCGGGCGAATGCGAAAAGGTCAACGTCCACGCTTTCGAGGTAGTCCGAGCAAAGGATTTGAACGTCCGCCGCCCGTCCTTCGTTAATCATCTGACAAAGGTGGGCGATATTGTGCCGATTAAACCCAAGCGTCGTGATGGTCAGCGACTTGATCGGCTCGCCGGCCCTGTCGCAAATCGCGAGCAAAACATCAAAAGCGTGATAATCGCCGGTCATTATGCAATGAAGGCATTCGTCCGGGCCGGGTAGCTCTCGGATGTGATCGAGCGCGAGCGCCGACGTTGCCAGGTCGTAAAAATATCGCCGCTTGGCTTTAGTCTTTAGAACTGTCCCGACCTGGATCCCTGTAACCTCGCCTGCTGTCGGCTTCTTCTTTTTCTCCAGGGGGGGTTGGTCGAATCCATCGAAAGTGAAATCGAGGTCGCCAACAGAAAAATCGAGGTCAGTAAACGAGAAATCGAGGTCGGCCTCTGCTTTTGTATTATTTCTTTTGGGATTCACTATAAAATGAAAGTCGGTTTTCAAAAAAATAGAACATAGATGCCCCACGGCCCCTAGCGGCACCTGCGACAAGTGCCTGTCGCTTAGTAGTTTTCTTTAGGGGGCACCCCTTACCCCTCACGCCTTATCCGTCTGCCTCCAGTCCGCTGCCTTCTCTTCCTTCTCGATAGCCCTGTCGAGATACCACCGAGCTTTCTTCATGTCTTCGAGCTTTTTGCCCTTAGCTCCACATCTCCACAGATACTTGAAGACATTCCCTGTTAGGAAGTCCATGTGCTCCGTGATTGTTATACATTCAATGCCGCTAGGATGCGCTGTGTAATGCGCTGGGCGCTGCACTGGATCGCTCATGCCCCCACCTCCACCAGTTCGATCCCATTATCCCGCTCGATACAGTTATATGTCTGCTTATTAACGATAACGCGCATTGGTTGCTTATTCCGTAACACTCTACGCACTGTATTGTGTTCGCTTGGTAGATTAGTGATCGCCATAAACATGTATTTAATATCGTTCCCCTCGATTAGCGGCGGGCCTTCCTTGAGTGCCTTGCGCCAGTGATTGCGTTTATTAAGCTCGGCGTAGGTAGCGCACGCCTCGGCTGACTTGCTGTGCATATTATTCGGCAAGCTGAGTTTCCGTCTCGCTGCGGTGCTATGTTTGCTTATCGCTTGCTTCGTCACGCCAGCGGCCCGAGCGGCTTGCGTTATCGAATTGAACCCTATGCGACCGTGTAACCCTGACGCGAACAATGCACCTAACGCTTGCGTCTGCAATGGCCCTTTAATCTCAGCGAGACGGGTGATCGCTTCCGCTGCGATCTCCGACGCTATAGCGTGCGCCTCGGCATCTACTCGCTGGAGATGCCACTCGGCTATCTTGCGCGTCAGCATGGGTTGGAGAGCCAGCTCCCCCAGTGCTTCACGGAGTTTGTCGCCAATGGTGTCCAACTCCTGAGCAATGTCCGGCCAGTACGAAGGTTCATGGGTCATATGTCCGAATTTTGTATATTTCCGGCAGGAAGTACAGAATCAAGACACGATCTGAGGTTTTTTTGTCAACTTTTTCGCGTAAAACCGCCGTTGTTGCTCTGCGAGCTTGGCTTTATGCGCCGCTTGCTCCTCTGGTGTGCGTTTAGCTGCCCTTGCTGCGTCGTACGCTTTGGCTTTCGCGCGCTTCTCGGCCCATTGTTCGGGCGTTAGCGCTGCGGCCCGTGCTGCCTGGTATTCACGGGCTTTCCTGCGTCGCTCTTTGATTTGTTCTGGCGTTAGCTTCTCCCTGTATTTCCGACAGATTTCCGCGACTGTTTTAGGTGGCTTTTTGGCTGCCGCACTGGCTTTGCGTTTATTCTGTTCCTTCCAGTCGCCTATGTTTGTTTCGCCGTGTTTTATCTGCCATTGGCGAAAACGGATATTAACCAGACGCTGAAAGCTACTTAGGGATTCTTTCATTTCGTCTCCTTCTTCAGCTTCCTGATAATCGCCTTCATTGCTTTCACTTTAACTTCCCATTGCCTTGATTCGTTAAGCCAGAATTGTTTCTCGAATGATTCACTCTTTAGCCGACTCTCCAGCCTCTCGTTTTCGTCGCATAGCTCCGTGAGAAACTCCGCTATTCGTTTATTCATTTAGCCTCCTTCTCTATTTCTACCCGTAGTGCTTTCATCTGCTTATCTATTAGGTGAACCTCTAAGAAATGCGCCAAGTCTCTGTGTGTGTATAAGTGAATAGCCCGATCCCGTTGCGATCGGGCGCGGGTTAGCTGTTCGCGGAGTTTATTGTAGTCCTCTGCCAGCACGAAAGGCCCAATATCGCTATTGAATACCTTTTCGTTACACCAGCAGACGGACTCCAACTCAACTTCCTCCTGATCCATCAGTGTTTTATCTTCCTCCGATACGTCTCCGTCCCATTGCAGGTATATTTGTTTGGGTGGCGTCATTTCTTTATCTCCTGTTTGGCGTTAGACTGCTCCTTGTATCGGCTAACCTCCTCCCTCAACGTCGCATTCTCATTTGTTACGGCGGCGAGTTGTTCCGCGACCTTCTCTACACACGTGACCATTGACGGCACATAATACGTGTCTCCATTTATCCACGCTTGCGGGATAAACTTGGCAGCGATATTGCGAATGGCTGTATCGTCATCCGCCCAGTCATCGCAGTGGCGGCGGTTTATCTCAAGCTTTAGCTCCAGCTCCTCCCGCAGCGTCGCATTCAGCTTCTGGCACTCCTCCAGTGCGGCCCGTGCGTTGTCGCGTTCGCGGGTTAGCTGTTGAGCCTCATCAAAAAACTTATCGGCCGTTCTAACTAGGGCTAATGTCTCCTCGCTATAAGCGGCCCGAAACGCCTGCACTGTGCGCTGGGCGTTTAATAGGGCGGCTTCTAGTTGGCCATAGCTCATTAGGCGCTTCCTGTGCCCGAGTTTTGCGAAATTATCCTGTCTCCGCTTTATAAGAAGGCTCATGGCCTGGCCTCCTTTGGTGGTGGTGTCTGAAACTCGCTAAACGTCAACAGAACAACCGCTCGGCTTAACGCCATATCTGTCTCTCGCTCCTGAGCTTTAAGAGACTCTAAGCGTTCCTCGCATTCCCTTACACGCTGGCCTGCATTCATGTTAGCCAGAGTGCATTCCTTGATATAATCCAGCTTATCCTGTGCGGATGCGGCCTGTAGCTTTAGGCACTCTTCTGCATTTCGTGTGCTCACTTCGCCACCTCCTTCTTCTCCACCCATTCAATTTTGCAAGCATCACACTGCAAATAGCGGTACCGGCGGCTGTTTATCTTTGTGCCAACACGTTTAGAAACGAAGACCATCGGCGTGGCCGTGCCGTTGCACTGAATGCACTTACTCACGCGTTACCTCCTGTTTGAATTTCTCCACCATCCCGACGAACGCTTTATAGTTATCCGCCGCTATCATCTGGCCAACTGCGTCCGTTGTCCGCATAGCGCGGTTATGTGCGTGCGCTGCGTCGAGCAACGTCACAGCTTTCACCAGGGTGAGCCGGAGTGTTTCGTTTTGTTGTTCGAGTGATTTGCACTCGGTCAGGAGTGTGTGGTTTGCCTCTGCGGGCGTCATAATTTTGGTTTGTTGCAGTTGTTGCAGTTGTTGCAGTATCTGTTGCAGATGTAAGTTGTTGGGTTTCTGAATTGTAGCAGTTGTTGCAGTATATTCCCTTATAGAGATATAAGGTGGTATATAAGGAGAGAGGGGGGTGCGCGTGGTGCCCGTAAGAGTTTTGCTGATTTTGATGCAACAACTGCAACATGTGCTACAACGCTGGTTTTGTTGGTGTTACGCATTTCCTTTTGCGCTTATTGGCGTGTTTCATCTGCAACAAAGCTGTAAAACCGAGCTGCGATGCCTGTTTTTCGGTGCCGTTGCTGCCGTGTCTCCCATCCAAGGCGGCGCATTAGCCCGGAGATTCGGCGCGCGTGTGCTGTTGTCCGGTCGCTCAGCGGCACATCGAGGAGGTCGAGGATCTCGCCGTAAGAGTACATGTCCGCACAGTCGAGCTTGAGCGCGAGCACCTCCTCCCACGGATCGCCGGGCCTTCTGGCGTTGGTTTCCTCTCTCGCCTGCTCCTCTGGCACCTCCCACCACGATTCCCCGCCGAGAAACCGGCTCCTTGCCTCCGCAAAGAGCTGTTCCCGATTCTGCGTGAGCCAAAGGATGTCTATTTTGCCGCCGCAGCGGATCGGCCAGAACCGGCGCGCCCCGGTGTCGTCCTGTTGCCAGTCGTCCGAGTTTGTTGTCCCGACGAATACGGATTGCCGGGGATAGCTCGCGGGTTTCCGGCCATAAGGCGCACGGTAAACATCAACCTGCGTTGTCAGCATCCCTTTAATGCGCGCCGAGTCAGCTTTGGAAAAAGAGTTGAGCTCAGCAATCTCTATAAGCCACTTGCCGGACATCTTCAGATAGAAATCCTTATCGCTGGGGCTTTCGTCGATTTGTCCGGCCCATTTTCCGCCCAATGCCCGGACGCCGGAAGATTTCCCCCCGCCTTGAGCGCCTTCCAGAATAGGCGTCGTGTCCACTTTACAACCTGGAGTTAGCGCGCGTGCAATCATGCTGATAAGCCAGCATTCCCCGACTCGCTGACTGTACTCGCTTCTTATCGCGCCGAATCCCATTGAGAACACCTCAGCTATTCGGGGGACACCATCCCAAACAAGCGAAATAAGCCAGTCTTGCAGCTCGTTCTTTAGGTTGAGGTGGCAAACCATATCTATGGCTTGCGTTACCATCTCGAAGCTCGCGCTAGTTAGCCCGAAGGCTCCCTGGCACCACGCTAAAGCGCGCCGATAATCTTGGTCTGTAATTGGTCTGGCGACATCCGTCTCGAACGTCGTCATGTCACACTGTAAGAATGTGTCATGCCAGAATTTGCCTTTCCATGTCGGGTGCGTGCTAAATATCCGCGACAGTAACTCCATGTTTACTTTCGCATTCCCTTCGCGTGTGGTTTTTATCCCATAATTTACCCACTCCGCGACCGTATCTATTTTCTCAGCCAACTCCTCCCGAACCTCGATCCGCTGCAATACGGCCCCTTGCGCCGTTTGGATCGCCTGCGTCGTTGTGGTTGTCCTGGCTACCACCTCAGGCACCGCTCGCGTTGCGGATTTCAACAGGTCAACGAACTGTTCCTGAGTCCAGCCTTCAGCCAATGCGTTGGCCGCGTCCCAGCCTTCGGGGACGTTGGCAGGAATCGGCACCGTGGTTGCCATAGGCAGAATGAGCGACACCTCGGCCATTGCTTTGATTCCCGGCGCGTCTGCATCCGGCCAGAGGATTACCCTCCGAGATTTCAGCGGCTCCCAGTTCGTTTTGCTAACAGCGCCAGAACCGCCCGGCCACGTTAGCACGGGGGTTGCCGGGAAAACTGAGCGGAGCGCGTTGGCGCACTTCTCACCCTCCACCACCACAACCGGCGTGCCCGGTGACTGTGTTAACTGTTCCAGCCCGTAAAGCGGTCTCGGTGCAACGAAGCCTTTTGAGCGCCAGTCGCCATACTGCTCGTCGTAATGCTCGCACCACGTCCAAGGCATAAGCCGCTTCTTCCCGTTGGCTTCGTTGAACCGGAGAATGTATCCGTTCAAGTCGCCGGCTTCCGTCCGGTACTCGTAAACCTCATCGGCTCCTAAGCGGTCAAGGTTGGCGCGCAGAGCCTCTTCTGGAACCGGCACGATGGGAACCCAGTCGTGTTTAGGTTCAGCGCGGCGAGCCGGTGTTTTAGCCACGTGGCTTGCGCCCCCGAGCTGCTTGGCTGCATCACCCTGGCTCAGGTTGTGGAGCGCCGCGTAAAGCGAAATGAGATCCGAGCCGCCCTTGTCGCCGGATGCGTGATCCGTCCAAACTCCGGTTCGCGTGTTTATTTGAAGTGATCCGCCGGGTTCCCCGGCGAGAGACCCAACGCACCATTCCTTCCCGCCCTTGAGCTTCCCGTTTGGGAGCCACTGAGCGAGGAGGTCGGGCGCACGTTGCAGCAAATCCGCAGCGAGGTCTTTGAAGGCAATGCTCATGCCAGCACCTCCAGCGCCTCCGCTACGCTCCGCACGATCCCGGCCCGTCCACCGAACTTTGCAACCACGGCCCGCCAGTTTTCTTGCTCGGGACGAACTCGGCCCGTTGCAGTTTTGATTTCAAGAGAGACGAAAACCGCCACCGTTTCCCCGACCATCTCAGGAGTGATCCGAATCGACTGCCAGCCGATTAAGTCCGCGCTTCCAGGCCGGAGGCCGAATGTGTGAGTTCTCCCGGACTTATCGACCACCATCCCCACGTGATTCCTAAACAACCGGACATCGGGACGAGCGCCAATGGTCGCGTGTATTTTCTGCTGCAATTCTGATTCAGTCATTTGTTCCCCCTGCTGAGTTCCGTGTAGTAAACCCACGCTTTTTTGTAGCCTCGAAGCTCCTGTACTTGAACGAGCTGTTCACGTGTGCGAGCCCACCGCAGAACTTCGCGGAGGCTGGCTTTTTTGAGCCACTCCTCGGAGCCGTAAACGAGTGAGGCTGGCGTGCCGCCAAACTCCTCTAACTCGCCCTCTTTGTCCTCGTCTGGAAGCGGGACATCCGCTGTCAGATCCGCCTTGCACTCCGGGCAGGACGTCGCCGAGACCGGAATCATGGCGAAGCATTCCTTGCACATTTTAGACTCCGCCTTGGTTGGCTGTTTCTTCTCAATGCCGTCCAGCGTCCAGTCTCTGTCGTCCTCTGCCCGCCCGTGGTTGGGCGTTATGGTGCCATCGGTCGAGGATCCAGTGTTCCCCACGTGGTCGATGATGATTGCGAAATCTTTTCCTTCAGCGGGCCGGAGAACCCGCCCGACTTGCTGCAAGTGCAGGCTCAGGGATTGCGTGGGACGGAGCAGGATTGCCGTCGTGACACATGGAAGGTCAAAGCCCTCGCTAATAATGTCACAGGAAGAAATCCCGTGAAGTTCGCCGGTTGCGAGATCCCGAACAGCCTGCCGCCGCTCAGACGTAGAGAGGCTTGAGTCGAGTGATTTCCAACGGTAGCCAGCGGCATTAAAAGCGTCCGCTACGTGCTCGGAATGTTTGATCGTCGTGCAGAAGGCAACAGCCGGTTTAGCGTCCGAGAGTTTCCGGTAATATCCAACAACCTCGCCAGTGACCCGAGACTGCATCATCAGGTTTTCGAGTTCCTCCTCATTGAAGTCTCCGCCCCGCGCTCTGAGGCCGTGAGTGTCGACAAGCTTCGGGGTGTAATACTTTACGGGACAAAGGTGCCCCTGTTCAATGAGCCCCTTGACGGTCGGCCCCATCACCAGGCATTCAAACACCTCGCCCAATCCTCGCCCGTCGAGCCGCGCCGGGGTGGCCGTTACGCCCAGCACTTGAGCCGTCGGCCAACGCTCAATAATCTTCAGCCAACTTCCGGCAACACAATGGTGCGCCTCGTCCATGATAATTAGATCGGGAATCCAGCTCACGGAACGCCGCTTCAGTGTCATCACCGACGCGAGCTGCACAGGGTTGGCGTGATCCGGTTGCCGGTTGGATGCGATCCAGCCGTGTGCGATCCCGAATCCCTCCAGCGTTCTGGAAATCTGCGCCAGCAACTCTTCCCGGTGAGCGCAAATCAGAACCTTCTTGCCGCGCTCAATAGCTGCGGCCTGAGCGATAAATGAGAAAATAACCGTCTTCCCTGAGCCAGTCGGAGCGACCAGCAAAACCTTGCGCGCCCCGTTTCTAAACTCTTCGCGGCACTCAGAAACAGCATTCTGCTGATAATCCCTTAACTGTATCATTTTCAACAATTTGATAAAACTTCGGAAGCAAGTTGTGCTTCTTCATTAAATTCCGTGCCGACTGGAACGAGCTGATGGGTGTCGCCCATTCCTTTTTGTGTGGCGAAACCCAGCCATCGCGCCCGTCGCCGGGCCAAATTAGGCCGGATGAAAACCAGCAACCGGTTTGCGTATGCTGGATAAAATACGCGTTATTTTTTGGATGCGCGTCCCCCATAACTATCAATTAGAACGGCGAGTTCTCTGAATCTGCATCGGCCTTAATGTATTCAGCCACCTCAATAAACTTCTTCCCTTGGTTGGACTCCTTTTCAGCGGTGCGGAATTTGCACTTCTCACCAACCAATGATTTAACCTCGAAGGTAATTTCAACGCCTTCGGTGTATGGTCGGCCGATTGCGCGCCAGAATTGCGTCACACGCCAGAAAGCTTTCGGCGTAAAATACAGCCGGTCTTTATGTGACCCCTCGGGACAAGTCAAAGTAACGTCGATAACCGGATCCCCGTTGTTTGAGATTTCCTCAATGGCGCTTGTTATTTTAGCGTCAAATGTTCCGACTGGAAGGTGGCCTGCTGTTGGGGTGAATGTTCTACTCATTAGTTGCGTGTTTGGTTGCTGCTGCTGTCACCGCTTCAATAAAGCGGTGAAGGTTTTCCTTAATGCGCTTTGTATAAAGCCCGTCTTTTGGAAGGTCGCGCCATGTCTGGCCGTTGGAAATATGTTCGCCTTCCCATAAAAAGGCGTTAATCGGCTCCTCTTGCTCGTCGGTAAATAACCCTTCGAGCGGGTGGCTTGCTATTTGAAGGACGGGAGCGGGCAGCGGGATTTCATGGATCTCGTCGGGTGTATAGGTGCCTGATATGCAGCCAGGGAACACCGTGCGAACGCCTTCGGAGATCACCCGACTCCGAAGCATGGCTCGAGGATATTTCTGCCAAGTCGGATTATTTAAAACCCCAGCCCTCTTTGCAGTGTCGAGATCCCATTTAATAGTGACGCTGCCGCCGCTGGAGTGCGCAAACGTCGCCTCTGCAACGGTTTCACTTAGGGTTAGCCACTCAATCTTCCCGCCAGCGGCAAGGAAGCGGGATTGCATCACCTCGGCTTTCATGGATGGCCGTCCTGATACTATATGATAATCACGGATAGCCTGCATGGGGTGTAGCCCCTCGGCTTCACATAGCATCATCAAGCAAGCCGCCTGCTGTGCGTTTTTAATTGTCGGGAATAAGCCCGATTCCGCTACCAGAGCGGCCCGGCGCTCTATGTCAGAAACTATGGTAAGTGAATTATTCATTGATTAACCCCTTGTATCTCAAAACGTCTCGTCTGCTTGGTGACAGCTCTCCAATCAACTGGTCTGCTAGCTGAATGCGCTCTTCGAGTAATTGCTGGCACTCTGTCAACCGTGCTACCTCGCGCTCTAATTGGCGGATCCTTAGCCGCAATGCGTCTTCGTTATTCATTACGGTTCAATGGGGAGCTTCATTTGGGTGGGGTCTTCACACCA